GGATTTTACATATATCAGTTCCGTATAAGAGCAGGGGCTAATCCTGCCGAGGGTGATATTTTGGTAGATAGTCGGAAGGGATATTGGAATGGCTCGATTTTTAGCTCGTCCGCACTTGATGCCAATGGCCGTGTCGATATAAGCAAAATAGAAGGTGTCGATGCCACTGACCAAATAGTTATAGCCATTAAGACTATGACCGGATTTACGGCCGGCGGGACCTGGACATACCAGGAACTTATTAAAGCAATAGCAGCTTATCTGTTGGGGACCTGGCAGGACAAATCAGGCGATCCTACAACGCAGGAAATACTCGATGCCGAAGATGATGCTACGGTCATTCTGGAAATTTTGGCGGCGACGACTTCGCCTTATAAAGCGACGACGAAGAAATAAAGGGTAGTTTGGTACTATGTTGAAGGTTTTAAGGGCTCAAATCGAGAGCAGTGGCTTTGATGGGGCTGATAAAGGGTTGTTTTAATGCAGACTTTCGATGAAATTTTGCAGGATACGGCAGAGGATTTTCTGATTGAGGATTTTGCGCCCGAGCAGATTACGTATATCAGGCGGTCTTCAACCCTAAACTTAATGGCCCTGGCGACTATCGGGGTCCTGACCGGGCTGCCGGCGGCAATGGCGACAATCGGTATCGGCCTTGCGCAATGGGACCTGACCAAACGGCAGATTACCGCCTTAGTCAATCGTCAGCCGGTCGATGATTTAGGCGATGCGCCGGTCGGAACCGCGCCGCGGCTGACAGTCAATGTTCGCAACAATGCGACCTACGGCATAAGCAGCAGCGAAATAGACCTGGGCCGCGACAAGGTTTTAGTGCCGGTCCGTTTAGGCGAAGCTGCGCAGAAGCGAAAACTGTCTAAAATACTATCGCAGGATGCGGGAATGATGGTTGTGGAGTTACGATAATGTTGGCGACGGAATCGCAAATATTTTTGGATTCGTTAGGCGCTGAGGCGGTCGTTTATAAGCGCCGCGTGGATGAATGGACTTCGCCGACAGGACACGAGGAAGGTGATTGGATTCCTGAAAATCGGGCTTATGATGGTCAGCTGGATACTGCTGTAACCATAAAAGTTGCTTCTGAAAGCTGGAGTCCTTTTTTAACGCTAACGCATTCTGGGGTTTATTCTGACAGAATCAGGTTTGATGTTCTCAAATTTCACCTAATTGATACTCCGATTGATGTTGATGTTTATCGGGATGGTGCATGGGTTGACGTTTACAAAGGCAATGACTATAACGACCATAGCTGGACTGAAAAGGCATTCACAGCAGGAATAGTTACACAGGACAGGATTAGATTTTGGAATGACAATCCCTTCGACTCATTTCTCGCAAGAGTTTATGAAGTTGAGATTGCCAAAGCATATTTAGAACGTTCAATCAACGCAATCGTCAATCGCCGGCAGCCGGCGGGAACAGGCGCCCCGCACGGCAACGCGCCATTGCTGGAAGTGAGCGTTGCTAATAACCCGACAACAGGAATCAGCAGCGATGAAATCAATTTGGGGCAGGACCTGATTAACCTGCCGGTCAATATCGGCGAAGCAGCGCAGGACCGGCGAATTACAAAAATCCTGAGTATGGATTCCGGGATGATGAAATTAGAGGTTAGGTAAATGGCAGAGGGAACTTCGGTTGAAATAGAGTTCGACGAAGCGAAACTGCGAAGGGTTCAAAGAACGCTTCGGGGCGTTCCGAGCGCAATGCCGAGAGTTATGAGCAGGGCTGTTAATCGTACGACAAAATCGGCAAAGACTGAAACCGGACGGCGAATTTCGCAGGCAGTAAATATTAAGCAGTCTGCGGTCAAGAAAAGAATTTTGATGACCAAAGCGACTTTCAGCCGGTGGGTAGGTACGCTTGGAATCAGTGAAAAACGGTTCTCTTTAATACATTTTTCAGCGCGACAAACCAAAAAGGGCGTAACCTATAAGATAGAAAAAATAACCGGCCGCAAAAGAATTCCAGCCGCTTTTATCCGGTCGCCAAGAGGCGTAAAGGTGGTCTTTCGCCGGGAAACGCCGCAGACCAAGCGAATGCCGATCGTTGCGTTAAAAGGGCCTTCTTTAGGCGTTGTATTCGAAAGAGCCCGGGGTATCGCAAGGGGCATTACCAAGACAGCATATAAGAACCTTGAAAAGAATATCGATGACCAGATTAAGTTAGCGCTATCGAAAAGATAAATTATGTCGGTTCCGAGAATAGAATATATTGCCTTGAATATAGAAACGGCGATTAACGAGATAAATGTGGCGAATAATTTCAATCAAAACTTAAGCGCCGTTCGACCGAAGCGAAATGATTACAAATTCGAAGCGCCAGTCGATGGGAAAGTCCTTGTCTGGCAGGATGATGAAGAAAAGAACGAAGAAGCGGCTATTGGAACCCAGGACTGGAGACAGCCCTTTACTTTGGAAGCTATCGTTCTGGACAGCGATGCAGCGACCGAATCGATAGATACGCGGCTTAACAAGGTCTGCTGCGATATACAAAAGAAATTGCTCGAAGATGTCACGCGAGGCGGTTACGCCTACGATACGATAATTATGCCAAGTATGAAATTCGATGATGGCGAAGGTTTCAGCGGAATTGCGGTTGAAGTGGTTGTTTGTTATCGAACAAGCTACTTAGACCCGTATGCCGCGGCCTAAATAAGAAGGGAGCTAAATTATGGCTTTAAGCGCACCATTATTAACGAGAAAAAGAGTAATCAGCGTCAAACTTGAATCGACGAAGGGTGAGCAAATCGCGACAGACCAGGCCATTTTGGTTTTCGACCTGGCAATTAACCCGACCTCGCCGTTCGAAGCGCGCAAAGGGACCGGTCTTTATCGCGGCGATAACGAAGTCGGGGTCCTGGGCGAAGGAAGCGGCGCTTGTTCTTTTACCTGCGAGATGCGCGGCAGCGGAACCAGCGGAATGGAACCCGGCCTTGCCATCCTTTTGCAGGCGTGTGGATTAGCGAAAACTTTAGAGGTTTACCAGGTCCATTCAAACCACACCAACGATGAGACGATTACGATTGATGTTTGGGAAGATGGTGTCAAGAAAAGTTTGGTCGGCTGTTCGGGTAATGTTACCTTCGACGGCGAAACCGGCAAGCGAATGATGTGCAATTTCGAATTTATCGGCCGATGGATTGCACCAACCGATGATTCGCTTCCGGCTTATGTGCCCAGCACGACAGCGCCGATGCTTCTGCAGGCCGGGGTTTTCACCCTGGCGACCGAATCTATCATGATTGGCAAGTTTAGCTTGAATATGGGTAACAACGTTGTTCTTCGAATGGACGTCGATGGGGCCGGTGGTATCGCCTACGCCATGATAACCGATTACGAACCGCTATTATCCATCGACCCCGAAGCGGACCTGGTCGCCGGCTACGATTATCACGGCATTTGGCTTGCCGGCACCGAAGCGGCGGTTTCCCTGGCAATTAACGATGGTACTGACAAGGTAACAATCGCACTGGCGAAGGTCCAGTACAGAGACATCAAAGAAGGCGACCGCGAAGGTATCCAGATTTACGATATAACCGGTCAATGCAACCATAGCAGCGGCGACGATTCCGTGATAATTACAGCGTCGGCGGCCTAAATAGAATACCACGTAGGGTATTCTACTGTGGGCAGAAGGGATTTTGATTATGAAAACAAAGATTGAAGAAATCCGCAAGGCCGTTAATGCGCATCACGGTGGCTTGCAGAAAGCTACCGATGCGCAAATCAAGGTTGTCTGGAATTCCCTGCCGAAAGCAATCCAGGAAAAGTATTTAGCAGAAATCAAAGAAGGGAGCAAGGATAATGCCGTTGGCAACAAATCCAAAAGCAAGATTTGAAGTCGTCCTTAACAGTGATGCGGGGCTTCCCAAAGACGACCAGCCGGTTTTTATTTTCCGGTATTTAAGCGTCGATGAATGGGAAAAGCTTGCGAAGCTGAACGATGAATTCGATGAAGCCGCAAAAAAAGATGCTAACCCTGTTGTAATGATAAACCTGGCTTTCAAAGCGATTAAAATGGCCCTGGTCGGTTGGCGCAATATGAAAGTGCCGAAGGGCAAGGAAATCCCCTTCGACCTGAAAAAGCTAAAATCGATGGTGACGGTGGCCGAAACGACCGAACTGATGATGGCTGCCGTTTCGCAACGGCCGAATTTCGAAGCAAAAAAAAACTTCGTATCGCCATCGGGCTTAGGTATGGAGCGATCTGCAAAAGCTGCAAGGGAATAGATAAATGCAGGGACATTCCATCGCCGGCTTCGCCGATAGAACTGGAATGCATCGATTGCGGTGGGTCCGGCTGCGATAAATGCGAGGGTAGTGGCAGGATTAGAATTACCGATTGCCCTTTGAAATTGATAACCGAAGATGTTTGGGAAGTTATTAGTTTGGCTGAATTATTTGAAAAGGGACTACCGCCGGTCGCCGGCGGGGTCCTTGACCAGGCGAAAATATTCGTGGATGCAGCCAGTTTCATCTTTCGAGAAAAAAGTTACTGGAAACACAAATTAGGGATAGTTGATTAAATGACAAAGCACAGTGTAAATGTTTTAGTCAAGGCGAGGGACGAAGCTTCCCGGAAGTTTTTAACTATCGGGGGTAGCGCGAAGATTATGGGCCAGGCTTTTAAGGGCGTCGCATCGTTTACAAAAACAGCGTTTGCCGCCGCCTTCAAAGTTGCCAAATACGCCGTAGTCGGTCTGGGCGCTGCTCTTACCGCTTGCACCTACGTCGCGCTAAAGCAGGAAGCAGCCGAGGTCGAATTAGCCAGCGCCTTGAAAGTGACCGGCCAATACAGCGATGAGGTTATGAAAAAGCTGAAAGAGCAAGCCGGTGCAATTCAGGATGTAACAACTTATGGCGACGAATATGTTTTAATGCTGATGCGAATGGCAATAACGCAAGGAGTTACCGCAGATAAAGCCGCCGATGTAGCCAAGGCCGCGATTGCTCTTCACGCCGGCTTCGGCGGTGGGAGAGGGAAGCCGGAAGTATTCCTGCGTTATTATATCGATGCGCTTCGGGAAACCGGTTCTTCCCTGGATAGTTACGTCGGGGCACTTCGCAACGCCAAAACCGAAGAAGAACGACAGGTTGTCCTTCAGGATGCCCTGGCCCGTGGCTGGGACGCCGCAACCTCGAAAGCGGAATCTGCCGGCGGCGCATTAAAGCAGATGAAAAACAAGCTATGGGATATTGCCGAAACGATTGCCTGGCCGCTTCTGCCTGGAATTGCGAAATCGTCAAAGGCGATTACTGCCTGGGCTAAAGAAAATGATGCGAATATAGGTTGGTGGGCGAATAAGGTTTTTTCTTACGTGACACTCGTTAAGGATGTCTTTTTGGATTTCGTCGATTTTATGCGCGAGGACTGGCGGACGGGTATGCAGTTCGTTTTTGACTCATTCCTGAAACTGCTCAAAGCAACTTTCGAATCAGCTATTAGGCTTTCAATTCTTGCAGGCAAAGGAATTGCGGCTGGAATCACCGAAGGACTATTGGATTGGGATGTTAAAAAGCGAGCTAACAAGTTACTTCGGGAATGGGCCGAAGCTCATGGTGAATCGACAGGGCTCGTAGGAATAAGAAAACGTCCACTTATGTATAAGGCAATGGAGGCCACTTTTTTAAGACAGGCAGAAAGAGAAATTTTAGAAGAAAAAACAAAACGCATAATTAGCGGAACTTTCAAAGGTGTAAAAGATGCTTTCAAGGATGCTTTTGCGGCAATAATAAAAGACATGCCTGCCGATTTGCGCGAGGCAGCGAAAAAATCTTACAAAGAACACCTGGCCCGACTCAAAGCGTTAGGTGTACCGCCTGGCAAAGGTATTGTTGGTGCCGGTGCCAGCGCTGGCGCTCCGACGCCGTTTTCTTTAATCGATGCTTTCAAGGAAGCTGTCGGTAATGTTATTCGCAGGTTGCCGGCTTTTGAAACAAGGTTTTTGACACGCGCTCCCGGGGCCCGCCTGGAAACCTATCAAAAAGAAACTGCCAACAATACGAGAGAGACATTCAAATCTCTGCGGGAATTAGTCCGCGAAACGAAACAAATGGCCAGGGAATTAGAACGCGCCAACCGAAGAAGGACCCCGCAAATGGAATTAGTGCCCAGCAATTTATAGATAGGAAATAAATAAGCAATGGCGATTATCGATGTAAAAGAGGATTGGCGAGGGTTAGGGGCGGAAATCGATACGGAAGGTGCTACCGCTCCTCGAATTTTTACAGTTAAGTTTGATACCGGTAATGAACCAACCCAAAGACCTTTTCTGGCTCAGAACGCAGCCGGAATCCCCACGCTCAATTCTGCGCATCCACACAAGCCATGGCTGTTCGTTAAGAATAAAGCTGTCGACAGCATTGGGCCTTTTGATTTTAAGGTTTCGGTCAATTACACGACACGCTCGACAATCGGCGGCCAGGAAGGCGAAACACAGGACCCGACAGAGAGTCCCCTGGCAGCTCCCTGGATAGTCGAATGGGATTTCGTGACGTCCAATGAGCCAATAGATACTGATATTGACGGCAAGCCGATTACTAACTCGGCCGGCGAATCTTACGACCCGCCAATGACCGATGATAAGCACGATTTATTATTGAGAATCCAGCGCAATGAAGCTGCATACTATCCGTTAATCGCAGATAATTACAAAAATGCAGTCAATTCAGATTATTTTTGGGGCTTTGAGCCTGGCAAAGTAAAGTGCATCCAGTTTACGGCCAAGACTGCAATCAGCGGTCAATTTTGGTATTGGCAGGTCCGCTACGCTTTTCAGATGCGCAAGGACGATTGGCAACGCAGGATAAGGGATGAAGGATACCGGACCAAAACAGGGGAATTGAATTCTGACGGCAGCGAAAAATACGAGGAAATCACAGATAAAAACGGAGTGAAGCTTTCGCAGCCGGCTTTGCTAAATGGCGAGGGATACAGATTGCCACAGTCGGCAATCGACGCGGGAAGTATAGCGTTTTTATACTTCAACTTAAACAAATCTTTACCTTTTTCTGTTTTAGGATTGTAGGAGTTTGAAAAATGTCAACGATAAGATTTTTGGCAATAGCCGATGTAGTAGCCCAGGTAGATAAATTCACGCCGGCCGATGTTGAAGTTGGTGATATTTTCACTTTGACGGCTACCGGCCTTAATGGGACCACGGCTTCTGTAAGCTTTACGGCAACAGCGGCGACCGTGGCGAACGTAACAGCCGGATTGACCGCTGCCTGGAATGACAGTACAAACGCGCTGCATACGCCCATTACGGCCGCAGACAATACGACTGACCTGACACTGACCGCCGATGTTCCGGGGGTAGCTTTTTCCGTTGAAGCATCCACAACCAACGGGGGTGCTGTCGACGACCAAACCCTGACGCGGGCGGTTGTAACGAAAAATGAAGGGCCTAACGACTATAGCTCAACGGATAACTGGTCGGGTGGAGCGTTACCGGGCGGAGCAGCAAACCAAGATGTCTTTATTGAGGGAGCTACAATATTATATGGTTTGGACCAATCCGGCATTGCTAATACTCTCGACAGTCTTAACATCTCCGAAAGCCGTATTGGCAGCAATCCTGCAAGCGGTTGCCTCGCAATTTATTTACAAATTAAGGCGACGGCGGTTAATATAGGCCAACATACAGGGCCAGGAACGCCAACGGAATTGACCCCGATAAATATCGATGTAGGCGCTACCGCCTCAACGGTAACTGTTTATAATACCGGCACCAATTCACCGGCAACAATGCCGGCGGTACGAATCAAAACAAATCACGCCGATACGAAGGTTTATGTGCGTAAAGGCAAGTTTGGAATCGGTTTTGAACCCGGAGAAACCAGCCTGTTAAGTGAGATTAACGAAAGTTACGTTAGCCAGAAAACCTCCGATGCCGATGTTTTCATCGGCCCGGGCGTTACTTTAACGACTTTCAATAAGACAGGAGGCGATGCAACGCTGGAATGCGCAGCGACGACGGTCAATAATGATGGTGGCGATATGATTACTGCCGGTAGCGGTGCGATTGCAACGATAAACTGTTCCGATGGGACTGTCGTTTCAAATTCTTCCGGAACGGTAGGAGCTTGTAATTCAATCGGTACTGGCTTTGTGGACTTTACAAAATCAGCAGCGCCTCGAACCGTGACAACTCCAAAAATTGGCGATAACGGAAAAATTAAATATGACCCCTCAATTACCACAATGACGAACAAGATTCAACCTTACGATGCAAGTGGTGAGATTACCATACAGGCAGCTTAATGGGCAGATGTATAGTTTTAACTGAAGGCGACCATTCGCTGTTACAAGAAATGTTTCGCTGGTATCAGCGCAATAAAAATCTTCGACATCAGTTCCGGAGACGTAGCATTTTTGGAGGAGGTGGGGATACTGCTTCTGCAATTTTAGCTGCGGGTGGTAGAGTTTACGAAGTTCAGGATTCGGCTATGGGGGATGGTATTTATAACTGTGTTAAACTACAGTTGGAAAGTGATAACTGGACCGATGAAACCAGTAAGGACAAATTTTACTTGGATGGCCTTAAAATCTGGAAAGCTGATTATCATTACGTTGTTGATGATATTGTTTTGTACAGTGACTCTTATTACGGCTGTGTAACCGACCATACTTCCGAAGCCGGAACGCCGCCGCCAAACGATGAATTTGTCAAAATCTGGTCCTGGGGTTATGCAACGGGCGCCTGGGATTCCGAAACAGCTTATGTAGTTGGCGATAGAGTAATTTATGGCGGTAAACATTACCTTTGTATCCATAATAATACAAATCAAATTCCGGATGTACGCCCTTCGAAATGGAAGGAAACCTACGTTGCTGGCGATTATGTTTATCGAACTATTGACTTGACAGACCATTTTTTCAAATGCACAACGACCCACGTTTCGGCATCGAATAAACAACCGCCAAATACGAATTATTGGGAAAGTTTTTTCATTGCTGAAGTTTTGAACCTGCAGGAATCAGATCCAACGGCTTCAACCGCACAGCCTTTAACCGAAGGTGATAGAATGACTGTCTGGAAAACTAAAGATGATGATGGCAATAATCGGTATGTAGGTTTGCCTTTTCAAACAGGGGGATTTAAGGTCTTTGAAGTTCAATCAGAAGCAACCGGAGATGGAGTTTATAATTGCTATGAACAAACTCTCGATGCAACTGATTGGAATAATACGAGTGGTGCTCCAAAAATCGTCGAAAAAAATACCGTTTCAATTCAGGTTTTGAATCTTGCCGAATATGATCCAGAATTAAATTATGTAAGGCATTTAACCGCAGGTGACTTGATAGCAGCTTTTCAATATCTGGATGATGAAGGGGCGAATCGATGGTGTGGTATGCCTTTGCGACAATATAATTCTGACCGAACAAGGATGGCCTATTGTAAAAATGATGCTGGTACTGGAAAAACAATTACCTGTTTTCTTGATACAGATACCGTCGGTACGGAGATAACTGTGCATTGTAGTATTGCCCGTGGTGGGACAAATCTAAACGAGGCTATACCTCTATTGAAAGATGGCGACCCGATATTTGTTCAGAAAATAAACGATGGCACTAACGATTACTGGCGGTGTGTTGGTGTACCATTTATGCTCAAAGAAAATTGTTTGTGTACTCCACCATAGGAGAATATTATAGAAAATTCCGCTTTTCGAATTAAAGAAAATACTTGTTTAGTAATTAAAGGTAATAATGAGTTATGAATTTTGCGATTGTGTAAAGATTCAATTTAATCCAGATACGATGAAAGTTCATTTTAAAGAAGCATCTAAAAGGATTATGACGGTCGAGCCTACTTTGCAATATGAGGTAATTTGCACAGATTGCGATTACCCCTCTTTGAATGGTACTTGGGTCTTTAATTATTTATCCGATGATGTATCCAACAGAACTTGTTTATGGAAATATTGGACAAGCACTTTCTTCCATTGGCTTATATTAAAAACAGAAAGGGGGTCAGTACCTCATATTCACATGAGAAATCAGGTAAGTGGTGAAGGTATAAGATTGGATTTAACTGAATGCCAGATTGCAGGAAAGGGAGTTGGAACGCACAATGCAAATCTTCAATGGCGGCCGATTTAATGTCTATCTTTTGTTGTGGCAAGACAATTAATAACGCGAAGCACATAGCAACCGGTTGGAAAAATCTGGTAACGAGAAAAATGAATGACCAGATTAAAGCCCGATTGAAAATTTGCAGAAACTGCGGAAGCAATCGCTGGAGAGGGATTCGTGGCATATGTGCTGAATGTAAATGCCCCATTCAAGCAAAAGTGCGAGCACCAGATGCGAAATGTGATTTGAATAAGTGGTAAATTTTATTCTCGGCTATCCGGCAAACGGCAGTAGATTCATCCGTGATACCACCAAGCACCAACTTTAGCTACAATATATAAAATTATACCGGAAAGACCAACAAAAATAGCCGCCTCGGAACTACCTTCACAAGCCATGGGGATGGCTATCAATGCCATCAAAATCCCAATCAACATAACGGCTTTGTATCCTTTACCAGTTTTTTCAATCGTTTGAACTTTTCTATTCTCTCTTTCTTGAGTAGCTTCATCATTCGCCGGCCAATCTTCTTCGACTTCTTTATCAATTAAACGTGATAATTCAGCTTTAGTAGCATTTTTTGGTATTTTAATACCCAACTTTTTTGCGTATATAATCTGTGGTTCGGTTGGCGGTGATTCGGGAAGTATTCTTATTTTTTTTTTGTCAACAACAGTCCCATCGCTTGCAGCCATCATAATGGCGTCTTCTTCGTCCTTGGCTTCATAGATTCGTACTCTCTTTCTGCCAGTCTCACGCCCAATACCCACAACTTCAAAGCGAGGCATTTTTTCATCCCCTTTTGGTCTTTTTCAGCTTAATGCCTACCATGTCTTCCAATTCCTTCCACCCCTGTTCATCGCCTGGTGATATTTGAATTATCATTCTTGGTAATTCTATTTGGTGTTGTTTTTGCTCTTTAGCTTCTTTCACAATTTTTTTGAAAACATCTCGAACTGTTCGAATTTCGGAAGCTGGTAGTTTAGTAATTTCTATGTTTTTGCTTTTGGTCTCAGCAATGGCTTTTTCTCGGTCTTCAGCTGAAAGCTTGGAAAAAATTAATATGCCCGCCGATAGAATGTTTTTCAATCCATAAACAGGGGATAATTCATCCTTAATCTTTTGCATATTTTTGTTCAAACGTACTGTAGTTGGATTGTTAGCCTCCATAATTTCCCAATTTTATAAAAAATATTTTGCTTTGCAAGTGTTGTATATATAAGAACTTATGTATTTGTTAGATAGTAACGCTATATTTTTATGTCGACAAACGCTGATATATAGTTTAGGTTTAATATAGATGTATTATGGCAAAATCAGAGAATAATCAGGACAAGGTTGCGATTTATATTGAGCTTTTCCCTTATGAAAAAGAGGCGTTTGAGGAGTGGGTTCAAGGCAGGTATCATTCCGTCGCCGATGCTGTCCGTAGCTATATCCGAAAGGTTACCGAATTGGAACCTGAAAGTCAAGAAAAAACTCCCCAGATTAACAAGGATGAAAATCGCTCTTTGACAAGTTTATAAAGAGGTGGCTTTAGAGTGGCTTGCGGCCAGGGGCTGTTTCGATTAATCTATTGTCGGCTTGCAATGGCCGACAGAAGGGAGGTCAATATGAAACAGTCGGTATCAAGCTTATTCGAGCTTTATTTAGCTCGCAGCGACCTTGCGGAAAGTTCAGTTGCACTAAAGAGAAGGGCGTTAAAATGGTTTGTTGAAATCTTTGGAGACCTATCGGTGGAATCCGTCAACTATGCTATCGCCGAAGATTACCGAACGATACTTGCGAAAGGGCGGTCAAAAAGCGCAGCTAATTTTTATTTACAAAACTTCAAACCGTTCTTTGCGTGGATGCTAAAAAGTGGTTACGCCAACCAAAACCCATTTGCCAGCGTATCACTGTACCAAATACCGGAACAGCAACGCCCTGTATATTCGCCGGTAGAAATTGCAAGGATTATAGCGGTAGGGGGGCTGCGTTGGAAAGTCGCAATCCTGTTGGCATTGTGCAGTATGCGAAGGGCGGAGGTACTTAACCTTGTGGTCCGGGATATTCGTTTCGACCAGGCATATATTTTAATCAGTCCCAAAAAGGAGACGATTAATACCTGGCGATGGGATATTAAAGACCATAATCAGGCGATTGTCCCTATGCCGGAACGGATACAACTGCCGAACGGCGAAGTAAATCTGCACAACTTGTTAATTGAACTTATCGAAAAACTGCCATTCAGCCAACCGTATGTGATGTTAAAACCGAATCATTATCAAAAGATGATGCATTTGAAAGCCAACGGTGAATTGAATTATGAATTGCGCAACAACCCCTGGCCAGGATTTAGCAGGGATTATAGGGCATTGCTTCGTCGGGCAAAGGTTACACACAAAAGGTACCATGATCTGCGAGCTACATTCGCAACAGGAATGGCGCAATATTTAACGCTTACCGAAACCCAAAAACTAATGCGTCATTCATCACCGAACACGACGGCGAAGTACTATATTCGCCATGAACAACAGCAGTTGGTTGCAAAAGCCTCAGAAATAGTCAAAAAATATTATGTGACTACTGTCCCATAATATATGTTACATCTACGAGATATGTGACAGATTTTTGAGTTTATGTGACAACTTATAGTTCAAGATGTGTCGGCTGTTGCAAGCCATATTATATCAAGTCATATTGACCTTTCTTTCGT